CCTCCTATTAAAATGGTATATCATCTTCATTAGGATAATATTTATCTATTACTTTTATCTTATCACATGCACATGATATTGCTTCTAGTTGTTTATCTATCTCTTCAGCAAATTGTGCGTGTTCACCTATACCTACAGGTTTATCTAGGTATACTTGTATTGTAGCTTTTGCTATATCTATTTCTGCCTCATACTTTTTTTTTAAAGCATTCATTATTTCTTGCATTAATAAGCTCCTTTAAATTGATAGTATTTATTTTCTACCATATCTTCATCAATAAGATATGGATTGTATTTTGCAGCTTTAGATTCTCTAGCATCTCTTATAGTTTGATTAAGAGTTCTACCATCTCTAACACATGCAGATACAAAATCATCTACTTCTATTATTGCATTTTTAACTTGTCCCATTGCTGACCTCCTTTATAAGTCTGTTTAAATACCAATTAGCTTTTTGTAAATCTTCTAATGGCTCTCCTTTAAATTTATAACGAGAAACATATTTTAAAACATTACCTTTTAAGTATCCATGATACTCATCACTAGTCATACAATCTCTTATAACTTCTATAGTTTCTTTCTTGCCATATTTATAATGAGAAGGTGAATGAACATTATTATGTTTTCTTTCATTCTCATAAGATATATCATGTGTATGATCTTTTTCATATTTATATGTTCTCTTACCATCTATAGGTTGTTCAAATACATAAGATTTATCTTCTGCCATATTCCCTCCTAATAGTTTTAATATCTATTAACTCCATATTATAATTACCATCTTTAACTTCCTTTTTAAGTATTAGACCACTCCACCACATATGCTGTGTATCTCTAGCAAAATGCTCAGTATGATTTAAATAACATCCTGCAGATAAAGCATGTAACTTTTTACCACTAGGTAATGTTGATACTGCATAATCTAACAAATGACTATGTCCCACTGTAGCAGAAACCTTATGCTTTGTCAATATAGATCGTGCAATATTTTCACCAGATATTGCAGAACCCATTATACCAGATGGTAAATGGTGAGAATAATGTACACCATCAATTACTTTTATAGATTTATACGGACTTTGTTTCCACCCATACTTACTATATTTAAGATCATCTATACTTATAGATCCGTCTAACTCTGGATTCTCATCTATGAATCTATCAATTCTATCTTCGTGATTACCTAGTATCATAGTCTTAACTGGTTTATGATTGCCTAAACCTTTATTAAATAAAGATAAAGCTTCATGTGTATGCTTCATATCTTTTTGATATCTTCTACCTTCAAATGATTTCTTACCTCTATCATATGAGGATAAAGAATCCATGCTACAAAAATCACCCATGCATATTACATGAGTTACTTTAAAATCTGCAGCTAATTTACCTGCCCACAGAAATCTATCATTGCTTGCTTTGGGTGTGCAATGAGGGTCACCCATAACTAAGTGCGTTGCCATTAGTTTAACTCCTTATCTCTTTTCATTTTTAAATATTCAAGAAAATCAACAACATTAGACTCATCATCAAATTCAGCTACAGAACTAATAGTTAAGTCTTTATTGTTTTTTTTCTTGTCTTCAGCAAAGCCACGAAGTCCCCAAAGAAATGTAGAATGAGGGTCAGTAGTTGCCATTTTTATCATGCCTCTAGCTATTGTAGAACATAATTCATATTGCTCAGTGGACATTTTAGATTGACTATCCATAATTATACCACATGTAAAACCTTTTTGCCAAGGACTAACTATTACCTTAACAGAATTTATAAAACTTAAATCAGTTTTTTTTGTCATTTGTACCAATACCTATCTATATTGTTTTTATTATATTCAATAACTTTATGTTCATAACCTCTTCTCATACTTTTTTTACCAAATTCTTCTGCGTCTTTTTCTTTACTAAATATTTCATTTGTAAACATTTTATAATCTTCTTCTTTTTTATTTTTAAATAATACAAAATATAACATAATAAGAGATGGCGGAGAATAGACCCCTCAAACTAATCCCCACCATACTCAGTGGTTTCCTCCTTAGGATTTGTTACAGCAGTGTACCAAACCCATTTAGGATTCTTACCTTTAGATTGCTGTTGCGGTAACAACTGCAATTTACTTCCCCAACAAGGAAGCTTGTATGGGCAGTATGAACATACAAAACCCAAAACTCTATTACCAGTAGGTTTACTTCTAAAAGTTTCTGCAACATCATCATAACATTTTTTAAAAGGAACATTATCTTTTAATGCTTTAAAATTATCTTTAGCTAATTTTAGAGCTTTTTGTTTATGTTCTTCTACAGCAAAAGGTGTTTCACAAACTGTCCATTCTCCTGTAGATTTATTAATAACTATCCACCCACCAAATTTTTTATCTTGGCTTTCACCATACAAAAATCCTTGTGACGCATAACCAAAGGAATCTTCTCGTACAACTTCATTAAATCCACCAGCTTCTCCAAATTTTTTTTCAAAGGAATATGGTGACGCACTCTTAATATCCCATACTTTTCCATCAATTTCAACATCTTGCCTACCTTCAATTTTATCTCCATTAAATTTATAAGTTACTTTTTTTTGCTCATTCTTAATATCTACACCAGCTGATTTCATAACTAAAATAGCCAAGGCTTCTATCATATCCCCAAATGTATTTCTCATTTTTACATTATAAGATTGTCCCTCTCCTTTAATACCTTTAGCTTCCATTTGTAATTGACATAAAGGTCTACCTACATTAGACATTCTAGTCTCAAACTTACTTCTTCTATCACCTTCAAATTGTTTAAGTAAGGCGTTTTTACACGCCTCACCAAACTCCTGCACTAGCTGTTTGTCTAGCTGTACAGGATTTTTTGATACATTATCTAAGTATTGCTGTACCTTTAATAGTATAGTATTCATTATGATGACAGTACATTCTCTGGAGAATCGTCATTTACTTCTTCTACTATCTTTGCATCTATACCATCCCCACTATTACTAGCTTTGTTCTTAGCTTTATTGTACTCTGCAATTATTTCAGTGTTCTCAGTATCAATTGATTCTTGAAATACTTTCAAAGTTTCCATATCATTATCAGATAACTCTAGATTTTCATCTGCATTAACTCCTATTTCTGGAACATAAAACACATTACCACCTTTTTTCTGCCTCTTAGTATTTAAAGTAAAAGTACAATTAAACATTAACTTTTTTCTTTTCTTTAATTGATCTAAAGCAGCACTAACAGGTGAGAATCCTGTACCAGTTACCCTATATAACACAGGTAAGTTTTCTACACTATGTGCTTTTGCATTTGATGTAGTTCCATTAGGAATACTTAATAAGCCATAAACTAACTTATAACATCTTATGGTTCTCTGCCTCTCTAACTCTTCTGGAGTTAAAGTTGACCTTTCTTTGAAAGGTATTTTACCACATCTAGTTCCACCAAGTATATCAATAGCTTCTTCTTTCCAGCTTTTAAATATAATTGACCTATTAACATATTCACCCTTATCTGCATCGTAATGCATATACTGCATTGCACTTATGAATGGTCTAAATGTAACTGGTTTACCAAAAACATTTTGACCTACATTAGAATCGTATGCATAAAAATGACCTACTGGCAATTGATTACCATCATCATCTTCTGGTGTACGATTGATTGCTAATCTAGGTATATTAATACCTAAGTTAGAACCATCATCTTGTCCTATGACTTGCATAATTTGCTCATCAGACATCTTTTTTATATTTACTAAATTATTATCAGACATTTGCCCTCCTTATTAATAATATTGTATACCATACTTTGCAAAAAAAATCAATAAAAAAATAAACTTAAAGTTAAATATATTGCAAATAATATAACGCATAGTGTCGCACTTGCACATATATAAGTCCATATTGTATTTAACATATTCTAGTTTCTCCATTCATTACTTTAACTTCTAAACCATCAGATTGTGCATAGTATTTCCATTCTGAAAAAAACTCATGATTATTATCTAAGTACAATGTTGTTGGTTCTATCATGCATTGATCTTTTAATGCAGTGTATTCTAAAAAAGCAGAATACTGATCATCAGAAAACTCATCTAAAGTCTCTAATGCATCTATTTCTTTGGTCATGAAACCTCCTTCATATTTAACCAATCGTAACCAATTTTAAGGTCAGTGTCAAGCGGAACATTAAAATCAATTTTGTAATACTTTTTAAGCGCAGGTATTACATCTGCTGTGCCCTGTTTAAATATTTTACTCATCACATCTTCTTCTCCAGGATAAACATCAGCTACGATAGAATCGTGAACTGTATTTACAAGTAAACTTTTTACCTTTTGTTCTTGCATAAATTTATATATGTTTATACAAGCAAGTGGTACAATGTCAGCTGTTGCAAAACCTTGTACAGGATAATTTTTTATTTGTGTACCATATGTAGATCCACCCCAAGGTGTTCGTTCTGCGTATGGAAATGAATACTCCCTACCTGTTGGTAATTTAATTTGTTTGAATCTTATAGCTTCACTTTGTAATTTGTCATGCCATAATTTTATATCTTTATATTTTTCTAAAAATTTAGAGTAATACCTTTTCTCATCTTCTGTACCAGTTACACCACCATACAAAGGTTTAAATGTATGTGCTTTTGCATCTTGTCTAGACACACCTATAATACTTGCAGTGTATTGGTGTACATCTATTTTATTTTTTATATCTTCCATACCTTGTTTATCTTGTGCTAAATAAACTGCTGTTCTAAATTCTAATTGTGAAAAGTCTACCTCAAGTATACTACCCTTATCAAATCTAGAAGTAACAACTTTTCTTATAGGAAATGTTTTACCTCTTGGTTGATTCTGAAAATTAGGATCTCTACTAGATAGTCTACCAGTTGCAGTAACTGCTTGCATAAATTTAGGATGTAAAAAACCTTTTTCATTTGTAAAATTTTTTAATCCTTCTACAAATGTATTTAAATATGTATCAACAGAATTGTGCCTGACTATTGCATCAATAAATTCTTTGAACTCACCCTCAGCTTCTGAAGCAATTTTAGTTAAAGTTAATTTATCAGTTCTAAATCCAGACTCTGCTACATCATACACACTTCTAGGTCTTTGTCTAAACCCAGCATACTTAGCCATCTCTGTATATATATAACCATCACCATCACAGTCAGAACACTTAGTGTAATTTTTAAAAGGACTACCATCTTTTTTTATTTTTTTAATAACACCTTTACCATGACAAGCAACACATTGTTCTGCCATAGTCTTATAAATATTTTCTGTGTTATCTGTAACAAGATTTCTAAATTGTTGTCTAGAATAATTTGGTCTTCTTTTATTTTTTCCAGTACTTTTATCAATACCAATATTAAATATTTTACACCATTCTTTTTTATCTTTAGGTTTTATAGAATATATTAACCAAGATAATTGTTCTGGACTAGACAGATTTATTTTAGTATCTCCCATTTGTTTATAAACAATCTTATCTATCTTTTGCTTTAGATATGCAAACTCTGCACGATATTCTTTTTCTACACTATAAAGTTCTTCTAAATTAATATTAATTCCATTTCTTTCCATGTCAGATAACACAACTAAAAACTCATTCATCATCTTTAAAGTCATCAATAAACCCTTATTTTTAGCCATTTTTAGATCACTCATTTGTGAGTCAAATAATCTTTTAGTTATCTGTACATCTACTCTGCCATATTCTTCAACTACATCTGCAGGTATATTTTGAAATGGTATACCCCTATCTGTCCATTCTTTTATAGTGCTATCTTTTGATCCTATCTTTCTTCTACGACAAGACATCTCAAGTGTTAAACTTTTTCTTACACCTCTGTTTAAAACATATTCACCAAGCATGGTATCATATACTTTACCACTATATTTAAATCCAGATTCTAATAACCACATTAAATCAAATTTAATATTGTGACCTATTAGTAAAGTTGTTTTATCTAATATAGATTGTATCTTATGATAACAACCTTTATCTATTCTTTCACTATGGTTTGTAAAATAATATTCATCATTTATACCAACACTAACTAATATATTATCTGGATGAAATGGTGATGGATCATACCCACCCGTGCTTGTTACTTGCCAAGATGTTTCTACATCAACTGTTGTTATCATACTAAATCCCCTTTCATTGAAAGAATTAATAATTTTAGATTTCTTAAATCCTTTTTGTGCTCATCTATAATTTCTTGAGAATTAATTATCATACTCCACATATCTTGCAATTGCAAAGTTACATAACAACAATATATTAAAACAATAAATATACTAAATGCAATAATTTTACTCAATAGTCTATCTAAAAAACTCATACTTCGTACCTACTTATCACCCTTCTAATGGTACACACAGGTTCACCATGGTAACCATTTATTTTATTTTTACTTATACATAAAGTTCTTATTTTATTTTCTAAATCAGTGTTAGAGTTTCTACCTATACCAATAATTAAATCAGCTTCAGCTGCCT